CTAAGTGAGACTGCTCAGTCATATTTGCATTCCACTCCATCTCTTTGATAATGAGCTTATTTCCTAATGTAGCCATAGTTATTTACATTTATAATTAATATTAATCTAGCAAATCTGCCAGAGATTTTTTGCTTTTTTGTGAACTTGCAGAAGACCCTGTTAATTTTATTTTATCAGCATTTTCAATTTTAGCTTGTGTATTTTTTGAAAATTCTGTTATTGTTTTAGCACTTATAGAACTGAAATCAAAGTCACTGTTTACTAATTTAGCTAAACCAACTAACTTACTTTTATCTCCTAATATAGCAAATAAATCTGCTTGGAATTTGCTTACTGTAGTACCATTTTGAAGAGGAACTTTTACATCAGCAATATAACTAGGAAGAGTTTCTTTATCTTTTTTATTCAATACAATTCCTTTGAAATTATCTACTGAACCTAAGTATTCTGTAAGCTCTTCTTTATATTTCTTTTGAGTAGCTTTAGTTTTAACTTTGCTTTCTTCAATTTGAATAAGACCAGCTTTTCTTTCTTTTTCTTGTCTAGCAAGAAGTTTAGTAAAAGCTTTTGTAGAAAAAGTTTCAAGTTTACCACTATCTTTTAAAAATTCTATTTGTGTAGCAATATCTTCTGCATCATAATCTTGAGACTGTAAATCTAAAGTTACAGCTGCAATTTGATTAGCTTCTACACTCATGTCACTATCTTTATCTAACCCTGTAGAAGCATGTTTAGACATTTGAGATAATAGTTCAGTTACATTACCTCCTTTGGAAGCATACCTTACTAAATCTTTTACTGCATCTGGCAGATCTTTAATTGTCTCTTCTACTCCAGCTTGAATAGAGTCTTCCCAAGTATCTTCTAAAATCTCAGCAGCTAATTCTTCAGTTAACTCTGCACCCTCTGCTAATTCAAAATTTAAAAGACCTTTTTCTTTAAGAAACTCAATAGTATCTTTAGTACCAATTTTTACTGCTGCAGGTATATCTTTATTATCAATTTTCTCAGGTTTAGCTGGATCAGATTCTTCACCTTTAAAATCAGCATTAAATTCTGAAAATTGATCATCAATTGCTTTTTCTTCTTTAGCAGTATCTTTAATGACTTTATCTTTTTCAATAGTAACTTTTTCTTCAGATACTTTTTCTATAATCTCTTCTGGAGTTAATGGTACAACTTCTTCTTTTTCTCCAAAAAAATCATGTTGACTTGCTTCAAATCCTCCAAAGTTTTCTAATGTTCCTTCTGCTTCTTTGCTCATAATGGTACAAATTTAAGTTTAATTATTTATAAAATTCAAGTTAATTCTTTACTTGATGTGGTTTAAGTGTAATAGCGTTTTCTTACTTTTTGCTATTATTCTTGCTTGTTATTTCTCTGCTTTTTAATTTATTCTTTTCTTTATCATCTTCTATTTTATGATCTAAAGCTCTAGATTCCCTAGCTTCTTTCTTCATCTGTATATTAGCATTGATACCATCTCTTGCCACTTCGAGTGCATCAGCCACACCATCTTGATCTCTATCTTTCTCAGGGTCAAAGCCAAGAGTAAGTATAAGTTGTTTCTGAATATCAGTTTTTCTTCTTTCTTCTTCTTTAAGAATAATATCATCTTTTTCATTATCCCAAGCTTCTTTTTCATGTGCTCTAATTTTATCAGCTTGTTCAGATTGGAATTTTCTATTAGCTTCAGCATCAGCTTGTTCTCTTTCAATTCTAGTTTGTTCAGCAACTTCAAGTATCTCACTAGACTCTTGTATACTATCTTGTCTAATAATTTTAAGTACATCAGACAATTCAACTTTTTGATTTTGCATTGCAGCATGAGCAAGATTTTGAATAGTTTCTCTAATACCTTCTGATATAGAACTATCTTCTACAAATAAGCCAAGTGTGTTTGATGCTAGCAGATTAATATCTAGGTTTAGAATCTCTACTGACATATCATCTAATACATTAGTAAGTACTTTCAAATCAGAATTAATGTAAGCTATTTTAGCAACATTAAGTAATCCTTGAAGAATATTTTTCTTTACACAATTATGTAAATCAAAATAAGGCTCAAGAATATAAGAAGTCTGAACTAAGTTTTGTTGGTTATTACTAACTCTTTCTGATACTGCAGTTTGTCCTAATACTGGATCAGTTACACCTACAGACTTACCACATTTCTGTTCTAAGTATTCAGCAAGTTCAATATATTTATTAATGTCTGAAGCTAAAGATAAATCTAAGGTTTTAGCAACAGTGTTAATATCACTTTGGTTCATTCCTTCTTCATCTGGGTTAAACCACATGAAAGGAGAACTTTTAAAGAAGTACTGCCATTTCTCAATATCTATACCTGCACTTTCAGGTATTGCATTAATATTCATTAAAATCTTCTTACCATCATCAGATGCCATAAGAAGCTCTATTCTGTACATTACAATGTTATAGTAATATTGATAAACTTTCATTCTATCCATGATAGATGTAGCCTGAGAGTTCATGTTATCATACACAGCACCATAGTAAGAAAGCTTAGATTCATAAGCATTATCAATATCTTTAAGCTGTCCTTCTACAAGCCCCATTTGTTTGTAAATTTTTGTACCTATCTTATATCCTTCATAAGTTTGTACTATCCATTCTTTAGTAATAGATACATCCCCAATATCTCTATTGAGTTTGTAATTTTCATCTACTAACATTTTCTTTTGAAGTACTCCATCTTTATCTATATAGTCTAGCCATTGAACTTGTCTAAGACCTTTAAATTGAGAATGGATAACTTTTACACCTGAATCTTTAATATCAACATCACTATCAAAATTAAATAAATTACTTTGAGTATGTATCCCTATTGTATGCTGATAGTTCTCATACACTTTATCAATTTCTGTATCAGTTAGATCAAACATAGTAACTATTTCAGAAGGATGCATTCTAAATTCAGCAACTCCCCATCTAGCATCTTCTATAAATTCTACTTCTTCAGATTTTTCAAAATTAAATCTTAGTGGATTAACAACTTTTAAAATAGGTTTACCATTAACAATACCTATCCAGTATATCTCATAAGCAGAAAGTAATGCATGCTTCCATCCATTATTTAACTTTCTTTTTACATCTTGTTGTTTAGTAAGGTAATTAAGAATTTGTTGTCCTTGTATTTCAGATGGATCTTGATGATCTCTCTTCATATACTTCTTAACTTGTGGAGGTGTTTGAGCAGTAATTTCTTGCTCTATTTTTTGTTGTATTTCTTGTCTTTGTTGTGGAGTAAGTTTTCCTTGCAACTCTTCTTGATACTTCAATTCAATCTGTTGTTGAATAGGTTTCATTATCCCTTCTACAACAAATTGTCTTATTCTAGAGGTTTCTTCTACTTCTTTTCTAGAAGTAGCATCAGGATTGACTGCAAGTATTTTATAGTTAAATGGCTTCTTAGATTCCATTCCTTGCAAAGCTTTAATTCTATTAGATGAAATATCTCTGTTTACCATTTGAGCTGGTAATTCACCTACATTGGCTCCATAAGGACTACATACATATTCAAAGTCAGAAAGGTTAAGTATATTATTAAAAAGATCATAATTGACCTTCATTCTTTTATACTCAGAAATTCCACTGGTACCTGTGTTATAGTTAGAATTAGCTTCTACATCAAAAGAATCTATTTTTTCTCTATACCATTGAAAATCATTAGCTTCCTTTTGTGCAGAAGTTAGTCTTTCATTATCCTTTAAAATTGCTCTGGTTCCCATGTACTAATATTAAGTGTTGACAAAAATACTAATTTAATTTATACTTCTATTTAAATTCTTACTATTATTTTTTGCATACATTGTAGACATCATAGCTATTAACTTTTTACCCTTATCTCCAACAGGCTTAGCTTTTTCTTCATAAACATGAGTTAATGCTTCCTCTTCTTCTTGGAACATTACTTGCATTAAAGCCATGACTCTATCAAAGTTTCCTTTTCTATTGTAAGCTATAAGTTCTTCAAGTAAACCTGGACTGTAAATTCTATCTATAGTTCTAATAGGATCATCATTTTCATCAAAGTCAATTACCTCTAGTAACCAATCTTTAATATATTTTTCACCTGCATCTTTAAGTTTGTCAATCATGTGACAACCATATACCCTAGCTACTTTACTATTTTTTACATTTTTACTAATTACAGCATCAGGTTGTACAGCTAAGAAATGTAATTGTTTTCTTTTTCTAAAGTATGATTTAACATGTGTTACATCATTTTCATGCATTACTTTAGTATTATAAAGTTCAGCAAAAAGTCTTGCAATGTAGTTTACATCATCAGCTTCATTAGGTCTTCCTGTATATTCAGCTACAATAATTCTTTTAGTCCTATGCCCAATGATCACAGACTTATAAACAATTATAGCAGCAAGTGAAGAACCTCTATCTTGCCTATATGGGTCATATCCTATTTTATAGGCTCCAGGTGCAGGTCTGTCTACTGGATATTCATATATTACAGGGCAACCTGCCAATGAAGTATTTTCAGGCATTCTTCTGTATATAACATTAGCAGTACCATCTAGTATTGGGTCTGCTTTTACTCTCTTAGTTTCATAGTCATAGTACATCTTAACAGGTGTACCTTTAGTAAGGTGAAGACCTTTTGATAAAGTAATATCTAATTGTCTTTTTAATTCTAACACTGGAAAGTTATTAGTAGACACCATTCCAAATGCTTCAAAAGGACCAAATGGTTTTTCTTGCATTCTACTTTGCATATCAGAACTAGTTGCTCCATTGTCTTTTCTAGTCTTCCTAACTTTTAACTCTGCATCTTTTGCAGACTTAAGATTAGAGTTACCTTGTCTATCATAGTGACCAGGCATGTTCCAAGTAATAGGGTGGAAAAATCCACACTTAGTATCTTCACTATCTTCATCCCATACATTCTGAAATGGAAGCAAACCAAATCTTAATGGACTACCATGCATCTCAGCATAATCTGCAGTACCTCCACCCATATCTCCAGAAGTTCCAAAGATTGTAATAAGTCCTGTTTTAACATCTCCATCCATTACACAATCTTCAGAAGCCTTATAAGAATCTTTAAGTAAACCTGGAGGTCCAAATGAACCTGCTTCTTCAAAGATTAAATCAAAAGCATCCTTTCCCCTTGCTGCATCAGGATTATCAGAGAATGTAAGTGACATAAGCTCTGACATAAAACCTACTTCTACAGGAACTCCATTTTTAGTTTCTAATGTAGAAGCTCTAAAATGTCCTTTGGAGGCTTGATTAATAACATCTCTAGGATAAATCCAAGGAGTATGTTGAGTAATAAAGTTTAAGTAGTTGTTTGCCATTGTAAAGATACCTTTAGGATATAGGTATTTCTTATCCTCAGCACCAAAGATTGTAAGTTTATTAGGTCTAGTTAAATAGTTATTAACACCAATAGATGCATTCTTGAATGAGTAACCTTTTCTTCTAGACTTACCTACAATAAGATTATATCCACCATAAAGATAATCTACTTCAATTCTAACTTCAAGATGTAAAGAATCAAATACTTTCTTTAATTCTATAGCTTGTTCTAGATCAGGTAAGTTATATATTTCATCAGCTTCATCAATTGTAATAATACCTGAATCTAATACACCATTTCTAGCTATTTCTCTTGACCAGTAGTAATTGTAATCTCCATCCCAAAAGTCAGGAAAATCTAATTCTTTACTACCCTTTAAAACTCTTTTTCTTTTTACTTCATTAGTTCCTTTTTCATCTTCCTCTGTCTTCATAATAGGACAGAAATTTAAATAAAAGTAGTGGTCCCCTGTAATGCGAGAACCACCTACTGCATATCCAAATCTACATCTTCTTCTTTGTTCTTGCCAATAGTTAAACCAATCAGGACTTCCTTCAGGGTCTGCACAGTAATAACCATACTTCTTAAAATTCAAAGCTTCTTCTCTAAAAGCTTGTGAATTTATCCATATACCATCTGGATTTCTAATTGAATTTACTATACTCATTTATTTTGAATTAGTTAATCTGATTCGACGACTTATTTGAGCTTCTCTCCATTTCTTTTCAAATTCCCATTGATCTATATCTAACCACACAGGAATTTCTGTAATATTAAAGATTATAATATTTCTTTCTTTATTGGGTTTTCTTTTACTTCTTTTAAATCTTCCCATAGTTACAATGTATCAGGATTAGCAAAAACACTTACAACTTTTTGACCTTTAGTTTTAACACTCTCAAAAATCTCATTATTTACTTTCTCTTCAAGTATAGTAAGATTTTGAAGAACTCTCTCAGTATCATTTAAAGCAGATGTAATGTCTTTAGGTTTAAGTAAAGGATTACCTGTTTTGATATTAACTGCATCTAAGTCAAATGTATTAAAAAAGTTCTGCAATCTAAGTGCAGCTTTCTTTACTGACATATAATAATTATATGTAGCTGAAGCATTAGCTTGGAAATCTTGAAGTACAGTGATTCCTTTAAGTACCAACTCGTCAGGTACATAAGCATCATGTTTCATAATATCCTTATTCAACCTTTGCTTTCTTTCTTCTTCAGGATAACCCTTGTAAGGATTAGTCTTATTGACAGATACCATAAACTCAATATAAGTAAACTCTTCCATAGCAACAAACTTACCTGGATTAGTATCTCTTTCCCAAATTTCTGTAAAGGGGGAGATTAATAAAGTTTCTATATTAGGTTTTACTATCTTATTTTCCAGTGTGAATAGTAAGCTCATTTTTTTTATGTTTTAAGTAGCATTTATAAATTTCTTTTACAAGATAGTCAACAAAATAAGCTTGAGGCTCATCATTATTAACATCTAGTCTAATACCTTTACTTTCAAAAATAGTGTTACAAGCATGAACTGCTTCATGTGCAATAGTAGCAATTATTTCAATCTCAATATTTCCACTATAGATTTTTTTATGCCTTTCTACATTAATTATAATTAATGTAGACTGTCCTCTCTGTTGAGACAATCCTAAGACTTCATCATTTTTAGTAAAATTATTATAGAACTTTTTATTAACCTTGATAATGTCCTCATCCCAGTTTTCTATAATAACTATATGTAAATGATTTCCATAAATAGGAACTGTTAAACTTTTAGTTTCCATTAGGCTTTAAAGATTGCTAGTGATCTATTTAACCAACCTTTAATAAATTTACCCATCTTAATATTAGCTCTAACTATATTATTGTATGTAGTATTTCTAGCTCTATACAAACAGTCTTCTGTAACATACTGCATTTTTTCTCTAGTCATAGGTCCAATCAAACCATCTTGAGGAACTCCTGCACAACCCTGCATTAGTTTTATAGCTCGCATATTTCCCATATTGTACGCAATATCAAAATACATAAGACGAGATTCAATAGGCAGTATGAAAGCACTAACAGCCCTGTAGTATTTTGTGTAAGCCAATGCAGCAGCTTCTTCATAAGTTGTATCTTTAAAGTCATCAAAGTTTTTAAATATCCCTGAGTTAGCATTATATGCTATTCCCCATAAAGTCCATCCACCAGTGTCTCCAGCTACATTATGTAGTTGTCCACCTTTTCTAATGTCTTTTACACCTTCCCAAATAAGAGTCTTGTTAAAAATATTTTCTTTAAACAGCTCAAATTCTTTTTCTACTGTAGGATTAATTTTTGCTAATCTTACATAATCTTCTATTAATACTTTTCCCATTTTATCTAGTTTTAGTTCCTTCAATTACTAATATATCTTCCGTACCATTTTTATAAACTACAGTAATAATTTTATATACAGGTTGATCACCTTCCATGTGATTAGGTATTTCACCTGCATCAAACCTTACTTTAAGTAATCTAGTTTTAGGATTGTACTGTACTTTTGTACACCCACAAGATACATTAATTTCCTTTACTTCAGGAATTATAAGTAAACCTTGAAACTCAAACTCCCTAGAAGTGTTTCTCCTAATTGTACCAAAGTTTACTTTTTTACTTTGCCAATAATTTGTCATAATCATTAATTTTTAAATTAGTTTGGAATTTTTTCCATTCTTTTTTATTCATCAT